GGACCGCTTCGGATACGGTGACTAAAACCCGCCCCCACGCAAGCGATTTTTCATTAACAGATTTTAATGTTTATTTCGCTTGACATAACGCTTGCTTGTGCTATGATCGTACTAGCTGATAAAGAGCAGCTACAAAATGCAAAAAAACACGAAGACTGAAGCAATTGTCAACTACGTTCGCGAAACGTCGAAGACGCAAAAAGTCACTTTCAGCATGATTCAGCGATTCATCTACATGCTAAATCATGCTGAGTGCAGCGAAGCTGAGAACATGCAGCTCGGCTACTACAGTACTAGTATTCAACGCATTGCAATAGCGTATCTTTGCAAGTCTAGCGACTACAGCTACACTGTAGCAAGCGATGAGAACATTGCAGAGCGTTTGCAAGCGCGCAAGCGCGTGCTGAAGATCATGCACGCTAAGACGACTGACGCTGACGTCAGCATGCGTGAAGCGTATGCAGCGTATCGCGATACGTTATCGCACAACATAGCATTTTCGCACGATAACAAAGCAGTTGATTTATTCGACGACTAGCTTTCAAGAGCTTGAGTGCAATTGCAAAGCATTCAAGCTCTTTTTTGCACTGAGTACTTTATGGATTCAAGTACTTTACAGTATAATGCGTTCCCCCGTGCTGAGCGTTTAGAAGACGCTACAGCGCGTCGAGACGATCGTCTGTACTCTGCGATGCACTGTAGAGCGTTTAGAGACGCTACAGCGCGTCGCGACGAGCAGTGCTAGTCAATGTATCGTCTGTACTCTGCGATGCACTGTAGAGCACGCTACGATCGTTTAGAGACGCTACAGCGCGTCGAGACGAGCAGTGCTAGTCAATATATCGTCTGTACTCTGCGATGCACTGTAGAGCACGCTACGATCATTGATAAAGCTTAATGTGAGATTGCATACGCTAAGTATATGATAGTAAAGGGGATATGAGTTTTAGTACTATTTAAGACCCTACTGTCTTAAATAGAGCAGTAGTACTGGGGCAGTATAGTACGCATAGTACCCGCTTGATATGTGATAGATAAGCAAATATCCTGGAGGACTCGAATAGATACTATCAAATAAGGTGTGTGCATAGTACTCTATGTAAAGGGATTCTCATTCCAAAAAATTTTTCTGGTAATTACCATGATACTTTCAATGAATCAACAAATGGATCACGGCCGGAATCAGTAGGTATTATTTTAGCCTCATAACCAAAAATATGTAATTCATGTAGAATATTTTCTCGATTTTCTATACAGGCGCCATGCGAATTTAATTCAATAAAAGAATTAAATTCTCCCCGCTTACAATCTTCTTTAATTTTATCAGAAACAAAGGACAAAAATTTTTTTAAATATTTTTTCTGGTTTCGGCTTTGTTCTTTTATAAGAATAGATTTATATTTTTCTGACATTTTATAGGCATCGTATGCAGATATCATTTCATTCACTCCATACAAGTGGTTTCCAATATACTCCACTTGTATATGGAGAACCACAATTATGACAAGGTCCTATAGATTTACAACCACATTCACAGCTCTCTATTTTCATAACTCCATATTGGATGAACGATAACATAACCCATAGACTGCATGGTTTCTATAATCATTTTTATATCTTCTTGTACAAAACTTTTACGAGAAAGTATACCAGGAGATTTTTCAATTACTTTTTCAGTAATCTCTTCATATGCTTTATCGGATAGATTCATAATAATCCTTTAAAATTTTCAACAATTCATCATCTTCAACAAAGAAAGGATCACCGGAACCAAGTAAATTGGCTACTAATTGTCCAAAACGCCAATCGGGATGTCTTTCCCATATAAGAGCAAGCAAGTCTACAATTTCATAAATTCTATTAGGGTCTCTCATAAATAAAGTATAACAAAGAAAATAAGGAAATGCAAGCAAAAAGAATAGCTGTTGTTGAACACAATCAGGAATATCCTAAGAACCCCGGTGAATATTGTGGTCCAATAGAAGAACATGAATTGGGTGATGGAAACAGAACCTACAATGGTCAAGTTACTGGAAGGTATTCATATGGAGTTCGCCAATTCCTTGGTAAATCTTTAGGACGATATGTTTATTTTGTAGTTCCTAAACCTGGTGCTGTTTCTTGTTTGAGATTGAAAGAAGGTCGCTGGACCTTCAAAGAAGAAAATGATGGAACACTAACAATATCTCCATCTATAAATGTAGAAGGTAGATGGCATGGTTATCTCAAAAAAGGAATATGGTCTGATGTTTAAATCTATTGTGTTGTTTTTCTTAATTAGTTTATCTTGTTTTAGTGCAACTCTTCCAAAAATTACACAAAAACATTTGGATTCTGTTGTTAAATATTGGCAAAACATTTTATCATTACAAGATTGGGAAATTAAAGCCTCCGTTGTTCACATTCCGGACCTTGAACCCGGTACCTTAGGAGAAAGTTTAAGAAATACACCCCTGCGCGCAATGCGAATTTGGGTATTGGATCCTCAAGATTATGCACAGGCCGCCAAAGAACAAGGAACTGTTCCAAAAGTAGGTAAAGAAATTTTACGTGATATTGATGATACCATATTACATGAAATGGTACATTTACGTCTAAAAGAATTGGTACAGGCCAATGATGCCAATCTTTCGGATGCTGAAGAGGTTACGGTTGACCGTATAACTTCGGCTCTAGAAAAAATAAAAAATAGAAAATTTTAGTATTATAAATAATAATGTCCCCAATTAATCTTGGGGTATAATTCAGGAAAGGATCCAGAAAAATATTCTAGGATTAAGGAGAAAATATGTTTCAATTTAGAATTTCAACTTTTAATATGTTTGGAGATGGTTCAGGAGTTCATGGTTCATATCCCTATCAATTGTGGTTACGGGTATTGGGTGTTGCTGAAGCTTCCGCAAAGAACATCTACATCAATAACTATGATACAGTAGCCCATGCCAAGGCTGATGCTTTTTCAGTATTTGGTGCCAATTTTGTTGGTGGTGTATCGGGTACCTATTGGACAGATAGTGACAACGAAGGTGGTTCTGTGGTTGTAGAATCATTGAGTGTCCCTGTTGTAATTTCATGGGGAACTGGTAGCGCACAAACTAACCAAGTGGAGGACTAATATGTTTCAATTTTTCATCAAACAATATGGTTTACAGGGAAATGGATCTGGACCAACCGGTTCTTATCCTTATCAATTAACCCTACGTGTTGTTGGTGTATCTGAAGCAAGTCCAAAAAATGTATGGCTTAAAGATTATGATACGTTAGCTGATGCCAAAACTGGCGCGGCTGCCTTATTCGCAACAGGAACAGTAACGCCTTGGGTAAATAGCCCTTCTGGTGCCATTGATTCTGCTGCGGATGAAAGTCTTAGTGCCGTATTTACACCAACATTCTAATTTAGGTTTCATTCTAATAGCGTATTTCAGTAAACGTTGAAATACGCTATTTTATTTTCATATAAATGGAGAACTGGTCGTTTTGATGTGGGACTCTAACTTTGCGCGGCGTTTAAACACCCACGACCTTAGGAGTAAATAAGATGCGACAATTATTTTTGCTCGTGTTGTTTCTATCTGTATCTTTATTGCATGGACAGATATATATTGGAAAAGGATGCACGACGGCCTACCAGTGGGGCACAGTATTGCCGGCCGCTCCCGCATCCAACCTGCTGGCGGTGAAGCAATGATATGTTTATTTCCATTCAATTGTTATACTAGGATCATTTGTTGATTTGGTTAAAGTAAGTCTAAATCCTTCTTTTCTTAATTCCATACCAACATTAATTAATACATTAGTATTTGAATGCTTTATTGTAGTTGTAAATTTTCCTTTACTACATGCTTCTTGAATTCCTTGGTGTGCAAGTTTCAAAATTTTCTTTGTTTCTTCATCAATGGAATTTTGTGTGAGGGTTTTAATTTCTTGGGCGTTCATATTATTTAATTTGGTTTAATAATTCTATTAGCGTTGCTGCTTTTTCAAAGTCTTCTATTTCTCGATAGATATTTATTGATTTTAATAAAAGATCATATTGAACATCAGGAAACAACAAAACTGTTTGGGATGAGGATTCATCTTCCAATGTTTTGGCAACCAATCTCCTTTGTTCTAATTTATTGTTTTTGTTTTCGGCCACTTTACCAAAATGAAAAAACATAAATGCAAGAGAGAAGGATAAAACACTTACAGGCAATGAAAAGACCACTGGAATATGGAATATACAAATACCACAAACGATTATGAAAATTGCAATTGATATTGGGGTTGGTTTAAAAATCATGTTCGTATATATTTATTATCTCACATATACAAAGAAATGTCAAGAGTATAAATATATATGATGTTTATAGATAACAAATATACAAAAACATATTGGAAAATTATCCAAAAAACACAAAACAGAATTGTGCCGCCAGTTTACACCGAAAATCATCATATTTATCCAAAATCTATTACAAAATATTTGAAATTACCAGAATCAGATACGATTCCTGTTACTAATAAAGAACATTTCATTTTACATCATCTTCTAATGAAAATGTTTACGGGTATATTAGCGGGGAAAATGTGGTATGCGTTTAATAGAATGCAAACTAATGAAGGTATTAATGCTAAAAGATATGCTGCCGCCAAAGATGCTAATAAATATTTGTGCTGCGGGAAAAATCATCCTAAAGGTATGAAAGGCAAACACCATTCAATAGAATCGAAAAAAAAATCTTCGGAATCCCTCAAAGGAATAAAATTTTCCGAAGAACATTCAAAACATATATCTGAATCTTTAAAAGGTAGAATTCCTTGGAATAAAGGTAAATCTTATAAAAATAAACCATTTTCCGAAGAATCTAAAAAACATATATCTGATGCGCTTTCTGGAAGAAAAATTTCAGAAGAACACAAAAAAAATATTAGTAAAGCCAATAAAGGGAAAAAACGATCTGTAGAAACCAAAAAGAAAATGTCCGAAGAAAAAAAAGGAAATCAAAATAATTTGGGACATAAACATTCTGAAGTAACCAAAAAGAAAATTTCAAATTCATTAAAAAATAAAAAGGGGTTTAATTGTGATTAATTCTCATTTTAATTTTTTAACACGATACAACGAAAGTTCGTTGGTTGAAAATCTCATAATTGAATCCATACAGATATATGGAATGGATATCCAATATATACCGAAGCAACTTGTGGATTATTCTCAAATATTTGGTGAAGATCCTCAGAGAGCTTTTCTTTCCTCGTATACCATAGAATCCTATTTTGAAAATGCTTCTGGGTTCCTTGGTGATAAAAATTTCTTAAATAAACTAGGATTGAATATTGATAAGGAAATAGTTTTGAATATTGCAAAACGTCGGTTTGATGAAGTAGTTTTGGGATTAAATTGGAAATATTTTTGGAATTCAACAACAACCTATAATCAGAACGATTCTTTATATTATGTGGATAGTAATATTGTATATATTAATTTAATGCCTGTGCTATTAACTTTATCTGGAATTACAGGCACTTTTACAACAAATGATACCTTATTGGGAGTAACAAGTAATGCAAAAGCTATTGTAATTAGTTTTAATAGTTCCGATAATACTTTAATAATAAAACAAACTTGCGGTTCTTTTTCTTCCGGAGAAACACTTTCGGATATAACAAGTACAGCAAGTGCTACTATAATTTCTATTAGTTCTAATTTAAATATAATTCCGGGAACAAATTCTGATGCCTGGGAAATAATGACTCAAGTGCGACCAAAAGAAGGAGATTTAATTTATCTTCCTGTTACTCACGATCTTTTTGAAATTTTGTTTGCCGACCATGAGGAAGTATTTTACCAATTGGGTAAAATTTATGTTTGGAAGATCACATGCGAAAAGTATCGTTTTTCGCATGAAACTATTGATACTGGAATTTCCGATATTGATTCAATTGCCACCGAATTAGAAAATAACAATAGTATCGAAAATGATCCTTTAGCGGATAATGAGGTTGTTGAGGATGTGGTGGAACATTTTCTAAACTTGGATCCTAATAGTCCTTTCTAATGAATAAATATATTATATGTTAAATAATGGTCCATTTTATTTTCATTCAATTGAAAAAATTACTACAGCTTTTTTGTATATTTTTAATGATATTTCAATTCAACGGATTGATCCTGATACCGGAGTCATAAAAGAAATTAAAGTTCCCATAGATCAAGCAGCCAAAGAAAAATGGGCTGTTCGTATGGAAGAAGATCCAAATGCTGGTAATGAAGAAACACAAAGGCATGTACAGATTGTTCTTCCTAGAATGAGTGCCGATTTAACTAATTTTCATTATGATTCCCACAGAAAATTGCCGGCAATTAATTATCGTGCCGCTTCTAATGCAACTGGTGTAAATTCAATTACCATTAATATTGCTGGTACCGGTTATAATAATGTTCCAATATTAAAATTTACAAATTCTTCTCCGGTTTCAGCAACAGCAATTGCTACCGCCACTGTTTCTGGTGGACACATTACCGGAATTTCTATTTTATCTCCGGGTTATAATTATAATCCTAGTTCTCCGCCATCAATTACTATTACACCCACCGGAGGAGATACTCCTTCAATTGCAGCCAATTTAACTGCTATAATAGGAGGACCATCTACATTAATACAATTGAATCCAATTCCTTATATTTTTGATTTTTCTTTACATCTACAAACTAGAACATTATCCGATTCATATATGATTGTAGAACAAATATTAGCATTTTTTAGGCCTGATTATGTTGTACCAATAATTGATATAAAAGAAATGAATATCCATCGTGATATTATTTTTACCTTGACCGCTTGTTCACATCAAGATTCCTTTGAGGGATCCTTGGATACAAAACGTGTTATTGAATGGGAATTTTCATTTCAAGCGCAAGCATTTATTTATCCTCCAATTAAACAAAAACCTGTTATTACTACAGCACAAGTATATACTCCTGAAATTGGTGAATCAAGTACAAGTGGTGGATTGGTAGAAGTAATTTCTAATCCATCCGGAATTAATATAGACCAACCTTATAATTTTATTGTGAGTGAAATAAATGGCTAAAACCAAAAAAATTCCTGTTGCTCAAAAAATTGCATCCAGTTTACAAATAGCCGAAGATGAAATAAATTCCTTGTTACCTGTGGTACATCAACAATCAATGGTACCCGAAATTCTTTCTCCAGAAATTATTGTAGAACCTTCCATTAAGTTATCAAAAGATGTTTCGGATGATTATGAATTTGCCCGAAATAATTTACACGGTTTACTTGAAAAGGGAAATAAACTATTAGAAGGAATTTCCGATCTTGCATCGGATTCAGATTCTCCAAGGACCTTTGAGGTCGCTGGTAATATGTTAAAGGTATTATTTGAAGGTACGCGGGAATTAATGACCCTTCAAAAAGATATTAGAGATGTTCAGGATAAAACTAAAAATCCAGATTCTCCTTCAACTATAAATATTGCTAGTGCCGAACAAGTAACCAATAATACAATTGTTGGTACTACTCAAGAAATGTTGGATATGCTGGCGGCAATTAAACAGAAGAAAATTGATACTCAAATAGAAAAAGAAACTTAATTATGGACCAGGATACTAATACCTATCTAGGCAATACTTCCCTTAAAAATACTCAAGTTAATATTAATTGGACACCACATAAGTTAGAGGAATTGGAAAAGTGTGCAGCGGATCCGATTTACTTTATCCAGAACTATGTAAATGTTGTGACCATTGATGAAGGGGTCGTTGGATTTAAGTTGTGGGATTTCCAAAAAAAATTTGTTTCCCTTATACATAAAGAACGTAATACAATTGGATGCTGGAGCCGGCAGAGCGGAAAATCGACAACTGTAGTATCTTATTTCTTGCATTACATACTTTTTAATAAATATAAAAATGTTGGAATTCTAGCCAACAAAAGAGATTCTGCGGTTGATCTATTATCTAGATTACAACTTGCTTTTGAATTGCTACCTAGTTGGCTCCAACAAGGAGTTAAAACTTGGAATAAAACACGCATTGAATTGGAAAATGGTTGTTCAATTTCAGCCCATGCAACAAGTGGAGCTTCTGTTCGTGGTCGAACATTTAATATTATTTTCTTAGATGAATTTGCTCACATTGATGCCAAATTAGCAGATAAATTTTGGACTTCTACATATCCCGTTATTTCTCAAGGTAACACTTCTAAAATTATAATTGTGTCCACTCCTAATGGAATGAATCTTTTTTATGATTTGTGGATCAAAGCTAATTTAGATCATTCAAGTGAAAAATGGAATCAATTTTATCCATTTGAAGTGCATTATTCTGAAGTGCCAAATTATGCCAAACCCGGTTGGGCCGAAAAAACAATATCTATTATTGGTCAGGAGCGTTTTGACCAGGAATTCGGTTCATTTTGTACAAAAACTTATATAAATATATATGACACTCTTTTACAAAAAGAAATTAGAGTTCCTATAGGTGATTTATATGAAAGATTACTCCAAGATAGATTATTGGATAAATAAACGAGGATTTAATGAAACCGAAGCACAACAAAAAGTAAAACAATTTTTAGAAAGACAAAGAGAATCGGGATTAATTAAATCTAAAGACTTTAATTTAACCAAAGATATTTTAGAAAATGATTACAAAATACTAGGATCTAAATATCAAGTTAAATTAAAATATAATGTGGCTCTTAAAGTTATTACCCGATGGTTTAAAGAATTTGGAATAGAAGAAACATATTATACAAATAAAAATATTGATAAAGTAAAAATGAAAGAACTTTGTTTATCCGGAGAACCAGTAATTTATGCTGCCAATCAATTAAATTGTTCTTGTAAGTTTTATACAGGTGAAAGAAATAGATTTGGATGGATTTCAAAAAATCGTTTATTTGATTTTCAAACAACTCAAAAACTTTGTAATGAAATTATTAGTTCCTATTCGCAGGGTATTGATAAAGCGTTTCTTGCTGATCCAAATTTACGATATAGTATAGAATATTATACTAAAAATCATTTTTTAGAATCAAAGAAATTTACAGAAAGAGTATATCGAATAATTCACAATTATACACCGGAACAAATTGATAAATGTGTTGTAACTCAAGAACCTTTAAAATTTTATACTATAATAAAAGGTTATGGAGTATCGGAATTAAAATTATGTAAACGAGGAAGATTACACAGTCAA